ATTCTCTAGTTCAATGTCACCTTTGTTGAATGTCTTTACACCCTGTTGCATCCATATTGGAAGCATTTCATACATTAGTTCATATCTAGAAAGTACTTCTCGAGCAGCGGAGGATTTGTTTGCTAATATAGCAACTGTTTTATTTTCCTGAAATAATGTATACCAGAGAATACAAGCAGCCGCAGTAATTGTCTTACCTTGTTGCCGACCTTCCATCAGAATAACTTTACGATTATTAAGTATAATGTCTACTTTTTCTTTTTGACAATCGTATAATTTAAAAGGAATTAAACCTTTATCCAATGAAACAATTTTACAATAATTCTCAATAAAGTAAATTGGGTCTTGACTGCATTTTATAATTTCTTTAACCTGTTCCGGAGAATACGATATAATCGTACCAATCTGTTTTAGATTGGGGTTACCATTATAGGATAATTTTTTACTGGTCGATGATTTTGTCATCTTTTTTACCTAACAATTTCATTAGTTCGCTAGTAGAACCAGCAAACACTACATTATTTTGTGTTCCAATTTGAACCGGATCGTCCGCCTGTAGTTCTTTAACCTGTTTCTGCAACCCCAACAAATCTTTTGAAACATCAGATAAGGTTTTAATAAATTGCCCCGTTACCTCATAGCTTCTAGGATGCTCAGAATTTTTAGATAGACTAATTAATTCCTCTAAAGTGTCTTCACCTTTTAGCAACAATTTTCTCATTGTTTGTCTGGCCAATTGGTAATCATCTTCCTGATCCATTGCTTTTGTTGCATTTAAATTTTCAGGAATTGTGGGCAAATTTGTATTTTCAGTTTCATCCATCGGATTGATATTAAAAATATCATTCAAATTTTCTATATTTTTCATAGTTAAAAGTCTTCAAAGTTTTCAATATATCCAAACGAATCGGTTACATTTGCAGTTACCGGATCGGGTTGTACTGTTATTATTTGTTGCTGAGATGTAAGCTCCGCATCATTAAAAATATTGGATGTTGTCTTTTTAATAATACCTTGTTTACTAACAGGACCGTAAAAATTAAGTTTTAGTACAAAACTCAATGTCCATATGATAGATCTTCTTGTAGTTAGATCTCCCTCATAATCATCTTCAAATCCTATAGAACTTAAGATTATAGGCAAATCGTTTTTAATATTAAGTTGCGGTACAGCTTTAATAGTTAAATTATAATCAGGATTAAAATAAGGTAGAATTTGTTCTATTACTTGTAATCCATCATCTTGATTTTTTGCATATACATATAAAATTACATTTATATTATAAGGTGTTGGGGCATATTGAGCATTTGCTGCAGTTGAACTATTAATTGTTCTTGATTGTTGAATTGGACTTATTTTTCTGTTGGGATCATAATCCAGCGATATCATCTCAAATCCCATTCTAGGCAATAAGACTTGTACATTCTGAGTATCTACATCGGGTAGTTGTCTTATCTTAGTTAAGAATTTTTGTTTAGGCGAATATGATAACGGTACTTTTTGTAGTTGCACTACATTGCCATCAGCATCTGTTCTTTGTATGGTAATATTATTAAACATATTACCAAACGCAACGATTGCTTTACGGATTGTTCCCCAATAAAAACGTTGATCTAACATTATTTGTTAACCTCACCAAACGGATTTCTTTCAGAAAAATCCAAAACGTTATCTGCTTCAGCAGTAAAATAATCATTATCCGCGGCAGTTGGATCATTATTTGTAGATTGTGTTTCATTAATTATAGGAGACAATGCGTTTGCTTCTGTAACTAAAGTTTCACCATTTTCTTGTAGCATTTCAAAATTGTCTAATGGGTCGGCAAATTGTTTAAATATGTCATCAATCTCACTAACTCCCGTATCAAATACTTCATTAGAGTATTGCATCAATTCGCAACTCATTCTAAATACAAATAACTTACCTACCTGGAAAAAAGGACTTTGGCTATCTACTTTTCGAATCTCAAATAAAGATTTTGTCAAAGGCATATAAATTATATCACCTTCTGCTGGTCTAATACTTAATACCGAAGTACCAGTTGATCCAACTGTCTCGACCCACCTTTTTCTAGCAACAACAAAATTAGCCTGATCTCTGATTTCCAAACCGAATTTAGTAATTATTTCATCATCACCGTCGTAACCCGAAACATTTTCCATATACATCTCAATTGGATAAGCATGTTCATAACTATTATAAGGATCTTCAGTTAATATAGGATCGGGATTATACGGTTTTCTAGGTAAATAGTAGACTTCTACGCCGTAAATCTTCATGGATTCGATAATCAAATCTTCGTATAAATTCTGTTCAGAAGAACGACCTATTGTTCTACCTGACTGAAAATAATGATTAACTGTTGCCATTTTACTATTGACTTCCTATTGACATGATGTTATCATCATCTATGTACCGGTTTAATAAAGTCTACAAATTATCCAGTAAACATATCTACTGGTAATTCAAATCTAGATTGCATCTCTGCTTCAATCTTGTTTATCTCATCTAATGCGTCTTCATAAATTTTATCGGCATTAAGTGTTACACCTCCAGGAAGTTGAACTCCGCTGAATTTTTTAAGATTCTCTCCCCATTGTCTTTTAAATAGAGCAGTGGTATATTGCTTTAAGAATCTGTCGTTATATACATCTCTGTATGTATCTGGGTCTAATATTCTGTAGCATTCCACAATGATGTAATCCCCTACATTTACATCACCTGCCCAATCCATATCAATGTACAACCTATTCATGTGCCTATTGAAACGGACTGGCTTTGTTCCAACCAATACTTGATTTATCAATTCTAATTCTTGTTTAACCTGATAGTAATATATTAGGTTTGTAGACATTAAACTATATAGATCGTTAATCAATATTTGGTAACGAATACTAAAAATATTCATACCATCTGATCTATCAGAAAACGGTAAAATTCTACTAACACCTACAACAGAATCAGGTATTGGTACATATAAGTTTGCTATATCTTGAGCCGTTATTTGGTGTTTTAAGTAGACCATTTCTACAGCATCATAATGATAATCTCTATAGAATTGAAAAGCATCATCTATACGATCTTCGATTTGATCGTCGTCTATATTAATTTCAATAACAGGCGCACCTAATCTGCGCAAGCAATAATCTTTAAGTTGTTCTCTTGTTGTTACTGTTGCCATTATTTTGTTACTCCTGGATTTACGGTAACTATACCTTCTGTTATTCTTATAACACTATTAGCATTATATGCTTCAACATCATATAGGTATCTGCCTGCTACTAAATTTGTAGTAACGGTTGAATCTAAATTCAAAGATACTATTCCATTTGCAACATCTGTAATTTGTGAAGTAAAACTTATAGCGTTTGCGCTATAATATGAACGTCGTAGTTGAGATCTTACAGCATACCCCGTCAATGAGGTGGGTGTTTTATTGTCTATATAATAAACACTTGTAGTAAAGCTTGCGCCTTGATCTATATTTAAATTTTTAGTTGTAGCCATTATAGCCCGTTATTTTTTATTTCGTTGTCAACTAATGTCATTAAATCATCGTTTATTGTTGTGTGGATTCCCGATAATATAACTCTTACTTTGTCTTTAACTTTCTGCAATGAACCCACGGTTTCATAAATTTCTGCAGTTATAGTTGTAGTATCCGCAACATGATCTGCGGTAAGTTGTGTAATATTAATCATTTGAATCTTCCGTAATAAATTCTATATGCTAAGTTAATTATGTCATCGCCAGCAATATTAATAAATCCTTGTCGGTCAAACTTGTGCTTGCATACTATTTTTAAAATTCCAGGTTCAACTATTGTTGTTATAATAGATGAACCAAGATACAATCCTGTACTAGGTTGTATAATTTCTCTAATCATAACTGAACCAGACCCACTAATTACAGAACTTCCTGAACCTGCAACCCCACCATTTACTTTATAAAATGGCATAACAAAGTAGTCATCAGTATTTATTAAAGAATTATTAATCAGAATAAATTCGTCAGAACGATCTACATAGTTGGCAGTTGGACTTAACGCTAATACTTTTGGAATATTAATAACGCCCGGTGTGTTATACAGTATATGTGGCATTCTTCTATTCAAAGAAAACTTAGTATTTCCCGACCTATCGGTTATATTGAATGCGCCAGAATTTAAAGAAATACCCATTATTGAATTCCAAGATAAACTAAATTGCCTGTTATCTCCACGCTTCCGTTTAGGAAATAATTAGTTGTGTTATATTTGTATGTTAAAGAAGAACCAAGACCAGCAAGAGTTTCTCCCTGGGGCCAAATAATAACGTCTGTCTGTAATGTGACCGCACCATTTCGTTCATCATATAAACCACCACTTTGAGGATCCTCGCCACTAGCATTTTCTATAGTTCTGCCTTCATTATAACCAGTTGTTATATAGTGAATAGTTGCATTATAAGTATCATATCCGTACAATGATCTAATATCTGCATATTTGTTTAAATACGCAATAGGATCAAACGTAATTGTTCTATCACCTTTTTCATTTGCATAATGTAATTGACCTTTAGTGTAATCTGATCCGTATGCAAGAATTAAATCTGTATAACTAGCAATATATCTTAATGCATCCGCGGGTGAAATATAAAATAAGTTTATTGGCAATACACCGTTTGTTCCTTCAGGTTCTCCCGGAATACTATTTAAATATGAGTTAGGATTTATAGTTGTCGGTATTGAAGTTATTTCCTCATTTCCGGAAAGACCTCTTAAGAATAGATTTAAATCTGTTGGTATATACTCATAAACACCATTTACTAAATTTGCAGTATACAATAAATTTTTGCTAATTTCTATAGCATATCCTAAATCATTTGGTTGTTCTGTATAAACGTATTTGGAACCAACTCTTTCCCAATTATAATATGTATACTTTGTTTGTTTAGTAATCAACCCTGTGAATGTTTGACCACCTACAAAGAATTGAAAAAATCCTGTTCTAACAGGTGGCTTATCTAATAGTAAAAGATTAATAAATGTATTAGTATTTAAATCACCGTTAACAGAATAGTTTTCTATAAATGGTCCTAATACTGGAACATCCGGTCCAATATTTTCTCTTTTACTTATTTGACTGTAATCTGTAATCTTTATACCGGTCTGCGTTTCTTGATACAATCGCAAATCATTAGACTGTAAAGTTTTAGTAAAAGCGTAGTTTGCCGCAGATGAATATTGAGAAGTATTTTTGTAAAGATAACTATTGTCTGTACTAAATACATTACCCATTGAAACAAAATCTTGGGTTAAATTTAAAAGATATACATTAGCCATATTAGAAAGATGGTACCGATGCTGTATTTTCAAACGCTAACAATGTGTATCTTCTTGTTAGTGTTGTTAATGAATCTGTATTAACAATATTTCGTTCTTTAATATAAAATTTAGTACTATCCATTGCTAATGATACAATCCTAAATGAATTGTTATTTACAATTTGTACATATGTGTGTCCTGCTATAATTTCTCTTGTGTCATAATCTATTAAAATTGCAGCAGGGACATAGCCAAAATTGTGTATTGCTATAGTATACTCATTTGTATTTTTAGTTGTTACTGTTGGATCGGGGTCCGCGGTAACTAAAGAATAATTTTGAACAAAATCTGTTTTCTGTATTATATTTAAATAGTCGAATCTAGTATCAAAATATATTCTATTCAAATATGTTGTTGGATTTGTCAATGGTAAATTACTACCCTGTTGTCCCGTGGGATTATTGAAGATAGATACTACCTTTTTACCACCAGTTGTGCCCGCCCACAAAACATTAGTTGTCATATTTCAATTCTGATAAATTTACTGTTTAAATCAATAACCATTCTACCATCAGTTGATCTTAAAATTCCTGAAGTAATAGTGCCAGCATTTTGAGAAACTTCAGATAATGCGTTTGCCGTTACTGTAACACCGGTAAAAATATTTGCAACTAATTGAGATCTAGTAATAGTACCACTTACAATTTTTGTTCCACTAACAGAATTGCTTGCAATTTCGGTTCCTGTTATTGAACCAGGTTGTATTTTGCCAGAAGTAACTGCGTTTGTTCCTAATTTAATAGATGTAACAGCCCCACTAGCTAATTCTCTTGTTGTAACAGTATTGCTTACTAATTTTTCTCCGGTAATAATATTGGCTAAAATTTTAGATGTTATAACTGCGTTAGATGCTAATTCTGTACTACCTACTTGTCCTGCATTTAAAACAATATTTGTTACAGTACCACTTACGCCTGGGGAATAAAAATCCCAACTGGTTTTAGTTGTATTTAAAATATAGCTAGTACCACCTACAATAATTAAATCGCCAGGGTTGTATAATGTTACATCTGATGGCAATGATGCTAATGTTCTAACTCTTGCTGTGCCAGTATTTGCTGTAAATTGTTGTATTGTATTCCAACCACCAGAATAGATATATAACCCCGGATCTATACCAGATGTTTTTCTAAACAATTCAAACGCGTTTGCTGTTGCAGGTAACGATCCACCTGCAGAAATTCCGCCACCTGTACCAGAAGAACTAGAAATATAGTCGCTTAGATTTTTCCAAGCGCCACCAATAAAGATATATGCAATTGTCCCTACTACAACTGTTCTACCTAAATAATTTCCTGCATCACCAACTACTGGTAATGAAACTAAAACTTCTAAACCTGACGGTGCGCTAGATGTTATAACACTTGATAATGTTTTCCATTGACCAGAAATAAACAAATACGGTTTGGCATTTGCTGTTTCATAGAAGACGGTGCCTTCTGGTGCTGTTTGAGGTTTAACCGCACCTATAGCAAATGCAGTATCGCCTCTAAATCTTACCCATCTAGAATCAGAACCAGCCAATCTTGCAATTGCAGAATCTGCCGGCAATCCTGTACCATTTCCTGTGGGGTATTTAGAATAGACCCAAACATCTCCAGAATTGAATACTATTCTACCCTCATAGTTACCCAATGACGGCAAAGAAGAAA